GATATGTCGCGTGGTGTTGGTCTTGCTAAAGATGTTTTTGAGAAACACAATATAAGCGTTACTAAAACAGATGGTAGTTTACGTAGTGTTATGGATGTTATGGGTGATGTTGCTGATGTCACTGCTGGTATGACTAACGAAACTGAAAAGGCTGATTTAGCTTACAAGCTGTTTGGTGCTAGGGGCGCTAAGATGATTAATATGCTTAATGGCGGCAGTGATGCTATGCACGCGGCAATGAAAGAGGCTGAAGCATTAGGTATTGTTATGAGCAAAGATACTGCTGAAGGGGTTGAAAAAGCTAACGATGCAATTACTAGATTAAAAAGTTTTTTAGGGGCATCGTTTACAAGAATGGTTGCTGAACTAGCGCCAGCAATTGAAAAAATAACGGATGGCATACGCGCTTGGGTTACTATGAAAGTTGATAAAGCCGGCGGTATTGGCATGATTGCAAAGCAAATGGCAAGTTCAATTTTACAAGCTACTGATAAAATTTTAATGGGTATAGAAATGATGGGCAATGGCATGATTAAGTTTGCCAATACTGCTATTGCCCTTAAAAATTTCTCAACACCCTTGCACAATATTAAAGCTGATATGGAGGCACTTGAAAAACAGATGCATTTTATTAGCACTAAGGAAGGCATGGCAACACTGGCGCAAGGTGCAACGTCACACGCTAGTATGATGGCGCATCTTGTTGGTAGATATGAAGATTTAGAAGCACAATTAAATGATACAGATGACGGTCAAATTCGTTACACAGTTAGCCTAAAAAAACAGCGCGATGCAATTTATGATTTAATTAGAAATCTTACTGTTAGTGATGGCATCCACAATGATTTAGGTGGCACACTTAAAAAAGAAACTGAAGTGGTTGATGGTGTTACTAAATCTTATAGAGATTTAAACGATACTTTAGGTGCATTAATACCTAACTATGAATTAGTTGGTAGGCACATGGACAAAAATAACGCTCTTGCTGATGATGGCACAGGTATTTGGTCAAAAATGAAAGATGGCTTTGAGGCATATTTTGATAGTGTTTCCAAAGGTACATTGTCAATAGCAAGTATTACCCAGGGTGTTATGACAACAGCAGAAGATGCTATTGTTAATATGATGATGGGGGTTAAAACTAATTGGAAATCATTATTTAAAGCTATATTGGCTGATATTATTAGGCTGCAAGTGCGTAAAGCAGCAGTGTCAATTCTTGGCGGTATTTTTGGCTTTGCAAACGGTGGCCGTCCGCCAACTAACCGGCCATCAATAGTTGGTGAAAAAGGCGCAGAGTTATTTGTACCGGACAGCGCTGGTACGATTGTGCCAAATAATCAGCTTGGCGGTGGCGGTAATACTACTGCTGAAATTAATTTTAACGTCCAGGCTATTGATGCCAGTTCATTTAATAGCTTTTTAGTTAGTAACCGCGACACGATTGAGTCAATTATTAACAACTCAATTACCACCAACGGCACAGTGCGCCGCACCATACAAATGGCTGGCTAATGAATAATATAACCTCAACCATCATGGCCAACCACTACAACATTAAAGTTGAAGAGTGGAATAAGTATGGCAATGCTTTGGAGTACAACAACGGCAATAATCAAAGGATTGTGCGTAACAGCGTACCGGCTATTGAAATGGATATTGCTTATAAAGGTTTAACCAAAGCGCAGTTTGATGCTTTAGTCACTGTTTACCAGGCTAACCATGCCAATACAGTTATTATTGATGCGGATGATATTCACGATATAAGAGATACAGCAATACATTTAAACGCTTCAGTATGGGCATTTAAAGAGTTCAAATTTAACGTGGTTGCCCCGGCAGTTTATAGCGGTCATATAAAAATGATTACCTCGGTTTTTTTTAACTACACAGCGTATCAAAACCAATTTTCGCAATCCTCAAGTTACTCCCCAGTTACTTCCTCAGATACTTCATTTACAACGGTTTTAAATACCGCGCAGCCAAATAAGGTTGAGTATGAATATTTAAACAATTCCAGCGCTTCTAGTCTTGGCCATTCTGCCAGGCATATTGAAGATAAAGGCGGGCTTAGAAAGATGTGGCAATTAAGCTGGCATTTAAGCGAAACTAATTTTTTAACCCTACTGACTTACTACCGTAAAAAAGGTGGCATTATGGGGCAATTTGGGATGCCACCAGAAGGTGCTAATGGTATGGGTAGTGGCACTAAAACCAACGCAGCTTTTATGGAAGATAGTTTTAAGTTTGAAAGAATGCTTGATAGCCGTTATGTGTGCAAAGCAAAAATAGTGGAGTTGCTGTGAGTAAGACTGTCAGCACTAATGTACGCAACGATGATGCGATGGGCATGATACATTTGTTTGAGTTTGATATGTATTTGCTAAATGGTAACTTTTCAGAAACGCTGCGCTTTACTGACCATGATGTGTTTGTGTATGACGGTAGCAATGAATACACGCCGCTATCAATTACGTTTGATCGTTTAAGCGAAGATTTTACAATGGCCAGTGATACCATTAACGTAACTATTGACAACGTTAATGAAGCCTTATCAAACGTAGCACTTGCAAAAGAGTGGCGTAATAACCGCGCAAAAATTGTGCGCGTATTAATTACCCCACCGGCTGAAACTATTGGCGGGGTAACTTATGAATTTGGTATGAGTGAAAACTCATCAGCTGCTTACCCGCGCCTTGAAATTGCAAGCCTTACAAAAGATGTCTATGTTTTATTTGAAGGCGTAATAGATACCTTTAGCGCCTCCACGCAGATTTTTACAGTATCGCTAACTACCAAGTTTACCTTCTGGCAAAAAGCATTTCCAATACGAACTTATAATCAAATTGAGTTTCCCACAATCGTTGCTGCAATGACTGATGGCGTTTACTGGGGCAGACAAAAAACTACTTAATTATGAAAAATTGTTTTACAGAGGCCATAGCTTACTTAAATAAAAAATACGAACTGCCAGAAGGTTGGGGCAAGTGGAAAACCTTAGACCGTGATGTTTTTGTCAAAAACCAAAACAAATTTTTAGCGCGTCAAGACCACGTTAAGTTTTTTGCTAGTTTTTGCCAAAAAGTGACCAACGCCCAGGCAGACGATGTAGTGCTATGGAAAAGCGGCGTAGGCATTTGCATAAACCAGTTTTGTTATTGGACGTTTGACCATGAAAGGAGCGCTGTTGTAACGCGCAAAATTAGTAAAGACTGCACGTTAATGAGGCTTAATAATGTCTAATGTCGTTAAAGCAGTCATAGGGGTTGCAGCTATTGTCTTTGCGCCAATGCTAGCGCCGGCATTACTTGGTGGTTTAGGCGTTGCAGCAACGGCAGTAACGCTTGGCGTAGCAACGTTAGGAATTACAATGGTTGGGGCATCATTAGTTGGCAGTTCTGCTGGCGGCTCAATGTCTAGCGCAGTAGACCAGAGCGGTGTTGATGGTTATGCCGGTGCAAAACTACAAACTTCAAAGTCTAATTTAACGCCAGTGCCAGTGTTATACGGCGAACATAAAATTGGTGGCAACATCATTTTTGAACATACCAATGCTGGTACAAATTCAAACAGTGATGAGCATGGTTACAACCGTGATTATTGGGCGGTAATGGTTTTATGTGACCATCAAATAAACGCACTTCCAGCGATGTTTGCTGGTGAAACTACAATGAGTGGTCTTGGAAATCTTAATAATAATGGCGCTAGATGGGAAACAAAATATGTTCACATTAAATACCATGAATATTCAACCAGCGCACGTAATGTCCAAGATAGTAATTTTTTTGTTATTAATGATTCTGGCGCTTATAGCGGTAGTAATGCGCCAAGTTTGCCCTCAACTGTAATACCAGCTAATGTAGCATTCTTAGCAGTCCATCAAGTGTTTGATGGCGAAGAAACTAAGAATACAGCGCTTGAGCCAATAACAGTAAAATTACAAGGCAAAAAAATTAGAACCATTACTAACGCCACTACTATTGCTTCATCGTTAACGTATACAATTAACCCCGCTGAAATATTACTGGACTTGCTTGGAACTGGTTTAAATATTCCCGACTCAGACATTGATATTGCATCGTTTTACGCCGCAAAAGTGGCGGCCAATGCTGCTGGCTTTACCTGTCATATTGCGCTTATACAGCAAGCTAATATTCAGTCAATCATTGCAGACGTTTTATCAACCTGTAGAGGCAAAATTTTTCACAGTGAAAGCAAGTGGAAATTTAAGATTGATACTAAATCACAAAGCGTTGTTGATACTTTAACCAGTGATGATGTTATGAATAACACTTTAAGCATTTCTATGGCTGGCAGCGCTAATCTTGCCAATAAAATGATTCTTAAATACGTAAACCCATCTGATGAGTATTTAAGCGCGCGAGTAATTAAAGAAGATTCAAATCTGCAAACTTATGATGGTCAAATTATTGAAAAAACTTTAGATGTTAAAGGTATCAACAACGCCACGCATGCTAATAAATTATGCGAGATAGCGCTGAACTCTTTGCGTTATAGCGAAGATGCATCTGGCAATAGACTTAAACAAACGCCGCTTTCAATTAGTTTTGCAACCAGCGTTAAAAACGCCCATCTTGAAGTGGGTGATGTTATTAGTTTAAACCATACATTATTAGATCGAGTGAGGCAGTTTTTAATTTTATCAACCGCCACGGATCAAAGTGGGGTGCTGCAAATATCAGCACGAGAGTACGCCGAAACACATTTCAAAAACGCATCTGGTAATTACTTAATTTAAAGGGGATATATGGCATATTTAGAAACAATTAATTTGGTTAAAGGTGATGACCTTCCGGCGCTTGAGATTA